GGAAAAACTCCGCCGGCTGGCATAGTGACCCTCTGGTCGAGGAAGGCCGGGGCCTTTCTTCGCTCGGGCGCCAGGGCTAGGGCCTGCATGTAGGCAGACATCAGAGGCAGAGAAAACGTTCGGTTCTGGGTATTTCCTGCCATGATTGCCGCGACGACTCGATCCTTGTTGCCAATAACCGTTGGGACTGTGATAAACTGCGCCTCATCGCACTCGCCTTTTCCGGTTTTTACCTGGAGCCCAGCAAAGATGCTCACAAACTGGAGCATATATGAACGCAGCTGAGAATCGTAAAAGTAGTAGTTGATCATGGTTGGATATTTACTTGCCGTTGTCAGCTTAGCGCTAAAATGTTCTGCCGCGGCAGCCAGGCGTTAGGCTCATGGGGCTTCAACTTTCCAGACATACCGAAAGTCATTGAATGAGTATTGAATTGGTTCTTTTTTAGCGTCTTCTTTGAATACGGGCCCCTTACCTGTTTTTAGTCGATAGAATTTATCTATTAGCTTAGGGATCTTGTAAATGACAATTTGCGTCGCCATGCTTTCATCAGGCATAATATCAGGTTTCCTTCCTGGCACCTTGTCCTTTTCTACAAAGTCAAGGGTAATGCTAATGATTCCTTTTCCAGAGTTTCGAGGTGCAAATGAGAGCACCAACGCGTAAATTATCCACTCATCTGTTGATAGGTCACCAAGCTTATCGTCAAGGAATGCCTGTAGTTCTTTGGCAAACTTTTCTCGTTGATGTGACTGTGTCATTTCACTTAGCCTCATAGAGTGATCTCCCAGAAGTACTCCGTTGCGCGAGGATGCACCCTCTTTTTCATATCGCCTATCATGACGTTTTTTATTCCCTTCTCCTTAAAGAAGCTGTCAATTTTCTTTGGAATAATATAGAGCACCAAGTTCAATTTCATGTCATCCTCCGGCGCTGTACCTTCAGGAGCCCCTCTGTTTAAGAAGTATGCACAGACGGAAATAACGCAAGGATCAACAGAACGCGCTCTTGTCTGTATAATTCCATCCCATTCCTCGGTTTTTAGACCCCCTTTGAATGTTCTACGTAGGTACTTCCCAAGGTCAATGGTGGTGATTTCTACCCAGCGATCGTCATTTATTTGGGCTTCTTTCAAATCAGTAAGCTTCATAGGAGATGCTCAGGTGGCAATGGACTAGTTACTTGTAAAATAGTTAAGCTACTTTATCTTCATAGCTTGCTCGCAAGCGACTTCTTCTGATCAAGATTCAGAATTGCCTGCTGTGAGGGCTTATGGGCAGAGCGCTCTGACCTTCTGTCTGTTTCAACGTAGATCCACTTGTTTTTTATCGCGCTGAACTTATAGAGCCGCGCTGCAATCTTCAACTTCGGATCGTACTCCAAGCGGAAGTACTCCCCATCAGTAGCGGCTGAAACATCAGGCAGCTTGAAGCCCGAGGTGTAGGCGGCCCCGTCAGGTGGGAGGCCGTCCTCTACGTAAGGTCCAACCCCGCCATAGGAGCCAGGCAGGTTGTTGCGGTTGGTGCCATCTGCAAACTCCCTAACGTTGGTGCCCTTCTCAGGCACCTTCTGCTGGGCTTCAGCTTGGTTGGCTTCAGATGCCGTCAGGGTATCGGTCTGTATCTGTTGAATTCCTTCAAAGAAGGAACCGTCATCTACCACGTACTTCTGCGTGTCCACTGTTCCGAGGATGTCGCGGTGCTCTTGTCCAGGAATGAGCTGCTGGGCCTGAAAGCGGTATATGATGGGCTTCCATGACGGAGTATAGCCCTCTGCTGCCCAGGAAACGTCAGTCACCTCTAGGAACTTTCGAACTGGTCGAAGGTTGTGGTCGTACTGAAGCTCAGCTGGAAGCTCAAGCACGTCACCAACCACTATTGGTCTTCCCAGCTTTTGAATCATGGTGCCAAAGTGAGTAGTGAAGCTGTACATGTCCGCGATCTGAAAGCCAAACTTACCCAAGTCAGAGGCTGCATCTGTTGGTGTGTAGGCTACCTTGAGCTGAATGGAGGCCTGAGCGTAGTCACGATCGCGGTTCTCCATGAAGAGGGTGTCTTGAATGTCATCCAATCGAGTCTGCTGGTAATCGAAGAGCTCCAGCTTCTGCACCACCCATGGCAGGTTCGGAGTGACTCCAGCGAATGAAGTGGGCACCAGTCTCCAGTAGCGGCTGGCACTTGACTGCTTAATCCTAACCAGAACAGGGGTTGGAATGTTAGGAAGGTTGACGACATCAACTCGAAACCAGTCGAGCTCGACCTCCGCCGTGAACATGTCTCCAGCCACAAAGGCTGTGCTTCCAGCGGTGATGGTGAAGGAGCCAAGCAGGGTGTTGAAGCGCTGCCCGACTGTAGCAATACCAAGAACGCTGGTGCCGGCGGAAGAGGTAAAGGAGACAATGAACTGGGTTGGGCTTGTCGCCACCGCTGTTAGAATTCCAGGGATTGAGTCTCTGCCCGGGGTAAAGCTGCCGAAGGAGCCATTCCCTGTCCCAGTGAAGAGAATCTTGTCGGGGTCAACCTTTAGCCGCCCATCGCTTCGCTCAACTCTAACCTGCAAAGCCCGAGTGAGAGCATCAGTTCCCTGTTGAATTCGAAAGGAGGTGATGTGCTGGGAATCAGGCACCCCCGGCAGCGTTTCCTCCTGCCCAAAGCTGGTCTTTCGGGTTCCAAAGTCATACCCTAGGTAGGCTGGGGAAGTAAGCACGTCCATTCCAGTTTCAGCGCTAACCCATTCAGCCGCGAGGGCGTCAAAGGCATTCTCTGGACTGCCAGAGCCAAGAGGGTGCCCATTTCCAGTCAGGTCAATCAGCTTTCCCTGCTCGTGAATTCCGAGGAGCTTGAAGACGTTGAGCGGCGCGCCCGAGATGTTAAGGTTTTCCGCCGCTAGAGATTCCTGGTACTGCCTCTCAGCCGCAACACAGTCGCCCTCGGTAAGACTCCAGTCACCAATGCACACCTCAGGTGGAACGTAGGACGGGACAGGGGCGAGCCCACCCCCATCTGGCGTGTTGACAGAACCTGCCCCCTCAGGGCAGGTAGTTATTGGAAGAGGGCTAGGTGTAGGCATTACAGCGCAAATGGATCGGTGAATACTAATTGATCGTCGCGCATCATTACATTTTCTTCGTGAATGTCATGTGCATCGTGCTTGGCAAAAAGACGAGCTATCTCACGGACGTGCTTGTCTTTGGTGTACTTGGCTATGGCAGCCCATTCTTCTTTATCCCAATCTAGAAATTGGCGCTGTTCGGAGGCATCGAGGTTTGTTTCTTCTTCCCACATAGGAAGATCCTCACCGCACGTTGCCAGCATCTGCTGAACAGCTTTTGACTGCTGGGTTTTACTCGCCTTTCTAAGCTTCTGAAAGAAGACGATAGTTGCAGTTTTATCTGGCCTGTGGTTCAACTCCTGCTGCCACTTATAGGTGTGCAGCTTAACCTTTTGCATTGAGATAATCTTTGGCACCCACGGATTGCTTTGATGGGCCTTGCACCACTTAATGTACATCTCATATACTGGATCATCAAGGAAGATCTTGACGGCGACGTTGTGATACACTGGGTGCTGGAACACTTTCCCATATGCTCCCGTCCCAAGCGCGCGTATGCCAAGTGACCTCGTGAGGCGCCTGGTGTATTCGCCTAGTGTTTCTTCAGTGATAAGGTCCTGTAGCTTCATGTGTTCTCAATTGAGGTGTGGTATGTATTTAGCGCACTTCAGCTACGTCACCCAATCAAAAACGACGCGTTGCCCTTCCCAATCAACCCACCAAACTCGTAGTTCAGCAGCTGCTCCCGGAGCTCTGTCTGGTCCTGTCGGGCTTCTGAAATCAAGAGCTCTCCATTGAGGTTGATAGCTCCAGCTGGCCCAGGAGTTCCTGAGCTGTACTTGCTGCGAATCATACCGAGGATGTACTTGCACTCCGCAATTGCGTAGTTCTGCAGAAACTGCTTGCACCACCTGTCAAGAAGCAGCTCCTGCTCGGTCCGCTCCATCTGGCACTCAATAATCACCTTCTCGTTTCTTGAGATCTTTCGGCTTATAAAGAGCTGCCGAGTTGCCTCGTCCCAGAGAAATGGCATGTCGCCCGCAAAGATGCGCTGAAACTCCTCTGACAGGTTGTGAAGCAGGTGGATTGACAAAATGTCGGTATAGCCTGCGCTGTAGTACTGGTTGAGGAACGTTTGGAAGTAGATGTTGCTGTCCCAGCTCAAAGCCTCAGCTCCAAGAATATTGAGCCGGTGAATCTTGTTGACGCTGACAATTCTATCTGTCTTTGAAACTGGATCATTCAGGTAGTACGTCTGTTGCCCATCGAGCAGAGTGAAGAGAACGTACTGCATGCGGTAGGCGTGGTCTGAGAGCTGACGGTAGGTGTCCAGGGCATTGTCGATGGCAACGTTGAAGTGCTCTTCCTTGAGCTCAGTGCAAACTGTCGGCCAGCCTAGCTCCGCCTTAATGATGTTGATCAGGCGGACGCGCTCGTCATATGAGCCGTCCGTACCGATCGCGATCTTATCAG